AAGGGTGACGACCTGGCTGCCGCTGCCTTTGTGTGCAGCCAGAACGTCAGGCGGCGGCAATTGACCAAGAGCCAGCTCGCCATGGTCGGCGCGAGGTTCAAGGCGTGGCACGCGGAACGCGCCAAGGAAAGGAGAATTGCTGCAGGCAAGGCCGGCAACTCGACGCGGCATGGCAAATCGCCGGTTATGGAAAATCTTCCAGAGCCGGCGAACGGCACCGCTCGCGACCACGCGGCGGCGCAGGTTGGCGTTTCAGGAAAGCTGATCGACAAAGCGGAGATGGTGATGAAGAAGGGCATAGCCGAGGTCGCCGCCGCCGTGCAGCGCGGAGACATGGCGCTGAACGAGGCGGCGCAGGTGGCCCAGTTGCCTCGCGAAACGCAGCGAAGGATCGCCTCCGCGCCCACGCGCACCGCCAGACGGCAGATCGCCCGCACTTCGATCACCAAGCAGGCGGCGGGCGTCAAGCGGCATCAGAAGAGCACCGTGGTTCAACCCGCCGACGCGCCGGGTACGCCGATGGTGCGAACGCTGCTGTCGCGGCTGGAACTGCTTACCAACGAGATCGAACGCAGCGGCCTTTCGCCACACAAGTTCGCTGAACAGTTTCTGTCAGAGTTCGATTGGCGCGAGCCGTTGCTGGTCCGCCGCATGAGCTATGTGGCCAAGGCGGTGGAGATGATCGGCACCCTGCAAGTCATGGCCAGCCGCGCAAAGAAGGAAGCCGCGTGAACTCCGCCCACTACTTCCAACTCGGCCCCGTCCGCGGCAGCCCGCACACCCGTTACGCGGTGCTGAACGGCCACACCGTGGTCGAGATCCTCGTCTCCCGCCCGGACGGCATCGAGATTGAGCGGCCGACGGAGTACCGCATCAAGCTGCGGCCGTTCGTCGGCGGGCCGATCGCTGCGGGCGCGTTCAACAACGTGCGCGGTGCATCTGCGGAGGCGGCCCGGCAGCGCGCCGGCGTCAAGGGCGCGCGGGCGATGGCCGAGCGGCGATCGTTGATGCCCGGCATCGAAACCGACGCCAAGCTGGCGCTGGCGCGGCAGCGCGGCGCGTTCAGGAGGGCGGCGTGATCACCTGGCTGCGTCTCCTGCGCGCCCGCATGTGGGCGCACGGCCTCGCGCGCGAGTTTGAGCGGCTGCACGAAAGCCGCGCCGGCATCGACGCCGAACTGGCGCGCAACGAGCGTGACTGCGCAGCGTGCGCCCGCGAGCTGGCCGCCGCGCAGGCCGCGCACCGGCTGCGGCACACGGCGCGGCGGTTTCGGGTGTCGCTGTGATGCGGCGGCTGAACCCGTGCCCGTTCTGCGGCGCCAAGCCGCCAGCAACGCCGGAGTTCGTCTTCGACGGCCCGCAATGGGGTGGGCCTGCGCCCCGCGCCATAGTCTGCGATGCCTGCAGCGCGCAAGGCCCGTTCATCGTGCCTGGCACGGACGGCGAACTCACCGACACCAATGCCAAGGCGCGCGTCGCCTGGAACTCGCGCACGCGATGACCGCCCAGCCCCCCGTCACCGTCGAAGCCATGCGCGCCGCATGGGAGCGCAGCGCCTGGCGGCGCGATGTGCCGTTCGGGCAGGCATTGGCGCACCCGCTGATCGGCCGCTGCCTGCGGCTGGGCGCGCTGATCCTGAGCAAGCCGCATCCGCCGCTCGACGCCAAGCGCCGCGCGGCCGGCGAGACGGAGCGAAACTTCACATGATGCACAGCGACTACTCCACGTTTCTCGACGTCAAGACGCAACACGGCGCCGAGCACGGCTTTGCCCCGATCTTCATGCCGTCTTTTTTATTCGACTTTCAGGCGTCGCTGCTCGACTGGGCGGTGCGCAAGGGCCGGGCGGCGATCTTTGCCGACTGCGGCATGGGCAAGACGCTGATCGAGCTGGCGTGGGCGCAGAACATCGTCGAGCAGACCGGCGGCAACGTGCTCATCATGGCGCCGCTTGCTGTCTCTGCACAGATCATCCGCGAGGCCGAACGCTTCGGGATCGAGGCGCACCGATCGCAGAACGGTGTCCCGCATCGCGGGATCACGATCACCAATTACGAGCGCCTGGACAAGTTCAAGGCCGGCGACTTCTGCGGCGCTGTGTGCGACGAAAGCAGCATCCTCAAGAGCTACGACGGCCAGCGGCGCGGCGAGATCACCGCATTCATGCGGCACATGCCGTATCGATTGCTGGCCACCGCGACGGCAGCACCGAACGACTACATCGAACTGGGCACATCGAGCGAGGCGCTGGGATACCTCGGCCACATGGACATGCTCAACAGGTTTTTCAAGAACGATCTCAACAACAGCGCCACCGGCCGCATGCGCGGCGAGGTCATCAAGTGGCGCTTCAAAGGGCATGCCGAGCTTCCGTTCTGGAGGTGGGTCTGCTCGTGGGCAAGAGCGATTCGCCGGCCGTCTGATCTTGGCTTTGATGATGGCCGGATGGTGCTGCCACCGCTCACCGAGGCCGAGCACCTGGTCGAAGCGCAATCGCTAGCCGACGGCATGCTGTTCGCGTTGCCGGCCGCTGGCCTGAGAGAGCAGCGCGAGGAGCGGCGCAGGACCATCACCGAACGATGCGAGCGCGTTGCGGCACTCGTGGCCAATACCGGCCAGCAGGCGCTCGTGTGGTGTCACCTGAACGAAGAAGGCGACCTGCTCGAAAAGCTGATCCCTGATGCGATTCAGGTGGCCGGCAGCGACAGCGAGGATGCAAAGGAAGATCGCCTGTTGGCGTTCGCCGACGGCAAGGCGCGGGTGCTGGTCACGAAGCCGAAGATCGGCGCATGGGGCTTGAACTTCCAGCGGTGCGCGCACGTCACGTTCTTTCCTTCGCACAGCTTCGAGCAGTACTACCAGGGCGTCCGGCGCTGCTGGCGGTTCGGGCAGGAGCGCCCTGTGCATGTGGACATCATCACCACCGAAGGCGAGCGCGGTGTGCTCGCAAACCTGCAACGCAAGTCCGCCCAGGCGGACAAGATGTTCTCCAACTTGGTCGCTGAGATGAATCGCGCTCAGGCGATCGGCAGGGCAAGCGCCTTCAACACTACCGCAAAGGTTCCGTCGTGGCTGTCAACGATCAACTGATCACCGAAAAGTTTGCGCTCTATCACGGCGACTGCATCGAGGTCATGCAGTCGCTGCCGGCGGCGAGCGTGCACCTGAGCATCTATTCGCCGCCCTTCGGTGGCCTGTACCACTACAGCAGCAACGAGCGCGATCTGTCGAACTGCGACGACTACGACCAGTTCTTTGATCACTACGCTTTTGTGGTCCGCGAACTGGCGCGCATCACCGTGCCAGGCCGCATGACCGCCGTGCACTGCATGGACGTGCCGACCGGCAACAGCGGCACGGATGCGCTGATCGACTTTCCGGGCGACATCATCCGGCTGCACGATCGCGAAGGCTGGCGCTACGTGGCGCGTTACGCGGTCTGGAAAGAACCGCTGGCGGTGCGCAACCGCACGCTGCAAAAGTCGCTTGCGCACAAGACCATCGTCGACGACAGCAGTCGCTGCTCGGTTGCCAACGCCGACTACCTGCTGGTGTTCCGCCGCAAAGGCGAGAATCCGATCCCGATCGTGCACCCGCACGGCCTGCTGGAGTACTACGGCGAACGGCCGATCCCGCATGAACTGCTGCACTACCGCGGCTGGCGCGGCAAGCAGACCGAGAACCGCTTTTCGCATTGGATCTGGCGGCAGTACGCCAGTGCCTTCTGGGACGACATTCGCATGAATCGCGTCCTGCCGTTCAAGCCTGCCCGCGACAAGGACGACGAGAAGCACGTCCACCCGCTGCAACTCGACGTGATCGACCGCTGCCTGACGCTCTGGAGCAATCCCGGCGAGACGGTGCTGACGCCATTCATGGGCGTCGGCAGCGAGGTCTACGCGGCCGTCATGCAGGGCCGGCGCGGGATCGGCGCAGAACTGAAAGCGAGCTACTACCGGCAGGCGGTGCGCAACGTCGAAGCCGCAGCCGCAGGCATTGCGTTCAATGCCGAGAATGCAGAGCTGTTGTTAGACGACGAACACGCCGAGGCCGCATGACCGCCGCGCTGCTGTTTCTGTCGACCTACGCCGTGGTGTTCGCCCTCGGCGCGCAGTCGCTGTTCGTCAACCGCGGGCGGTATCTGGCCGCGTTCGGCAACAGCTTCGCCATCGGCACCGCGCACCTGGCGCTGTACAAGCTGGCCCCGGACAGCGCCGGCGTCGAGGTCGCCGCCTATTTGTGTGGCGGGCCGTTGGGCATCGTCTCCGCGATGTACCTTTTTCGGCACTTGCAGCGACCGGCGCCGTGAAGCAGCAAGCCAACCGCTCCCGCGGCGCCACCACGATCTTCGTCCGCGGCGAGGACGCTGAACTGCTGCGCCAGGTGCGCGCCGAGCTGGCCCGCCGTAGCGGCTGCGATGTCAGCCAGGCGGCGGTCGTCCGCGCGGCGCTGCGCGACCTGCGCGACAAGCTGGCGCCGGCTGGAAGCTGGGAGCGGATTGTCAGCGTGGCCGAACGCGCGGCCGAAGAAGTGACCTCGTGACCGCCCTGCTCGACCTTGCCGCCGCCGCAGCGCAGCTCGGCGTCAGCAGGCGCACGCTTGAGCGCGAGGCCGCTGACGGCCGCCTTGCTATCGTGCGCATCCGGGGCCGGCGCAAGATCGCGCAGGCCGAGCTCGACTGCTACGTGCGCGCCCAGTCGGAGCAACCATGCCCATCCGCCGCAAAGGACAGCGCTGGGAGGTCCGCATCAGTGCAGGCGCTGGCCGCCGTGTTGAGCAGCGCCTGCCGCCCGGAGCCACCCGCGCCGACGCGCAAGCGCTCGAAGCTGCGCTCCGCAGGCGACTCATCGCCGCTGCGGCTGGTCGGCTCGACTACACCGTGAGCGAAGCCATCACGCGCTGGCGCATCGACGCGCAACGGCTGCGCTCGTGGCAGAAGGATCTGCGCTACCGCGCCGACGTGGTCGAGTCTGCCGTCGGCCACTACCGGCTCGAC